AGAACTCGACAACAATGATTCACAGTTGTCTGCCGATCCGGCCGCGTTCTGGGATCTCAAGGGCTACAAGGCTGTTGGGCAATTCGCCCCAGCCAACCCTGACGCTTACCTAAAGCCTTTCGACCGTTACGTGAAGGCCATGTCTCAGGTGACCGACACCCCTATGCACTACTTTGCCAAGGACTCAACCGACCGTCCGCCGTCCGGAGAAATGCTCCGTGTGGCCAACGAGCCGATCGACGCCAAGGCGGAAGAGCGCCAGGAGACTTACGGAAATACATGGCGCAAGGCATTGGAATTCGCCATGGCAATGATTGGTGTGACCACCGATCGTATCAATATTGCATGGCGCCCTGTAGAGACTGTCACCGATAAAACAGGTTGGGAGACTGTCAACCTACAGCAGATGGCCGGTGTGCCTCAACACGTCACCCTGGAATGGGCTGGAAATCCACCCGAGCAAGTTGCCGAATGGATGGAAGAGGCCAAACAGGATGAACAGGAAGCAGCCCAACAGGCTCTTGTTACTCAAGAGACTCAAGCTGCTATCCAGTCAAAATATGCACTCAAGCCAAAAACCCTTGATGTGTCAAACGGTAATTAATCAAATCAGAGGGCAAGTTATCCACAGACAGTGGAACAAAGTAAAGGAGATCGGATATGATCAACGCTAAAGTAGACCCTAATGCAATCTCATTACCCCCAGGAACTGTAGTTGGCTACCGTGGCGACGGCCGCCCCATCTATAATGTAGCTGGTGGGTCTGTTGAATTCAGTACCGATGTCAGTGACCGAGGTAAAAGCTCGGATGATGACGACGACGATGACGACAATGACGATGATGACGATTCCGATGACGATGAGGATTCTTTCGTACCTCCGACAAAGGAACAATGGGAAAAGCTGGTAGCCGAGAAGAAAAAGGTTGACAGCGAGTCTGCCCAACGCAAGCGTCTATTACGTGAGCGTGGATTCAATCCAAAGGATGGATCTCCGCTGAAGACCACTCCTAAACTTTCTGCCGTCTCTGATGACGATGATGACGATGACACCAATACCACTACGACAACTTCTACCACCAAGAAAACTGTAGACGACACTGAGGATGTCAAGGCATTACAAAAGCGTCTACAGCGCGAAATGGAACGCAATCTCTTGGATCAGGAGAAGGATGTACGTAATGAAGAGCGTACTCGTGGTAGGACTCTGATGACTGCAATTCCGGAAGCCCTTAACACTGAGGGTTGGAACGGAAAGGCACTCCCCCGTATTCTCAAGCTCTTGGATCTTGACACTTTAGAGGTTGATGAAGATGGTGTAACTGGATTGGATGACCAGGTCCAGGAATTAAAGAATGACTTCCCCGAATTCTTCAAGCGTACACGTATGAAAGAAGCCGCTGAAAAGGTAGCCGACCGCAAGACGGCCGGTGGCGGCACCAAACAAACTTCCCCTGCCAAAGTCGATGGCACATGGGCCGAGAATATCGCTCGTGCTCTTGGCGGTGAGGGATAGGGCATTTGCCCAAGTAATGCCGGGTAAGGCATCCACTATTTCACTTATGAAAGGACGGGTTACAAAATGCCCTCACTACAACCAGCAAACTACCTGGATAACTGGATTCCCCTTGAATGGGATTCCGAGGTTATCCAGCGTGTATTAATGAACTCTGCCGTTGAGGCAGTGGCTCAGCGTCACGTTATGCACACTTCAACCAAGCGTGTTCTACGTTCCAGCGGTTTGGACATTACCGATGGTAAGCAGTACAGCACCGACCAGTCAGACCTTGACTACATCGTTCTTACTGCCAAGCGTTTCATGGCTCGTGTTGCTGTGGACGAGGAAGACCTAGCTGACGCTTCAATGATCGTCGATGTTCTCGGACAGCGTGGATCTGAGTGGGCTATCTCTTATGCCAACATCTTTGACAATGCTTGCTTAGCCATTACTGCGTCTCCTGCCACAACAGGTGTTCCGTTCACTTCTGTTTACAAGAATATTCGTACTACAGACACCAACGTTACCCCTAACTACACCGCAGATGCCAACTATGTTGCTTGGAACGGCCAGGCTTCCGCAGCCTACGACAAGTTCTCGGAGACCCTGCGTCTCGTAGAGGTTGGTAAGTACTGGGACCCTGCGCGTTCACTCCTGATCGCACACCCAAGCTACCGTGACGCATTCCGTCGTACCAAGGACAACAACAACATGCCAATCTTCGTTCAGGGTCTTGCTGGAACTCCAGACACCCTATTCGGTGTAGAGATCTTCTGGTCTCGTGGTAACCGTACAAGTCCTGTCATGGCTCAGAACCCTGCTGGTAATGCCCTGCTTATTTTCTGTGGTGATCGTTCACTACTTAAGCTAGGTGTCCGTTCTGGACCTGAGACACGTGTAGACGTTTCCCGTGCGCACGATGACTTCGACGACACAGCGGTTAAGTTCCGTACCCGTCGTGGATTCCAGATTGGTCACCCTGCTGCGTTCGCGGTTCTTGAGAACACCAGCGGTTCTTAATAACTAAGTAATTCGATTAATCGACCCCCTAGCCAGTGTCCGCCCTCATCCTGGCTAGGGGGTTTTCCATTGAAAGGGGAAACTCATGGCTTGGGCTACTATTTCAGATACACTTTCATATACCAAAATCACCGTTGATCAAGGTGATGTTGATTCCGCACAGGCCGTGGTGGAATTGTTTGCCGACGTTACCGAGGCCTCTTCGGATGCCGGTTTGATTTCACCCAAGAATCTCCGTCTTTTAAAAATGGCAGTGGCCTATCAGGCTGCTTGGGCAACCAATCAACCCGACTTATACACCCGTTCCGATGTGGGTTTGATGACTCAGGATGGGATTTCTTTCACCTCACCCCACGCCAACTCAGCAATTTTGGCACCAATGGCCAAGCGTGCTATCGATCGTTTGTCCTGGCGCCGTAACCGTAGTCAGCGTATCCGTCCAATGCAGCCCAATAACGTCAACATCGGTAACTTGAGCGGTTTGGGGGATTACACCGTTAGTGATCCTTGGTCGGACCCCACTAATAACGATGCGTCCGCTGAGGACAATATCCCCGGGTGGGGGTCGTTCTAATGATTGCACGAGCCACAACCACAGTCACTATTTATCGTGGACAAGGTACAGACGAATGGGGTGACCCTACCGACAACAATACTATTGCAGGGTCAGGCATCGTGGCTTCTCTCTTGGAACAGAGTCAGTATTTCCGTGCAGAGGTCACCACTCAGCCCAGGAATTTCCGTTACGCCCGTCTACGCCTTGATTCCAGGGTGGATATCCAAGCCAATGATCGTATCCTTGATGAGCGTTCCGGATGGGTCTGGACTATTAGAAATCTATCGACCTATCAGAACCCGGTGAGGCAGCAGGACACCCGCGCTGACTTGCAGCGTACGGTCACGAGTTAATGAACTATAATATGAATGTCGCGCGAATTATACCACCCGTAAACGGTGGTCGCTGACACCCTGGCCTCGTAAAGAGAAGGAACCGTTAGGTGTGGTCTCTTTGGGACGCCCTGACGGTTCTTTTGTTTAAGGAGGTGTTTCATGGCACGAGTACAGATGGACCCGGACTGGAAATTAAAACTAGAGCCTTATGTAGAAAAATTCATGTCCAAACTAGCCCGTGATGTCCTCATGGATATGCATGAACACTGCCCGGTACACACGGGATATCTTCAATCGGATTTGGCCGCTGAAGTCAGCGGATATTCCGCTCGCATCGGTGCGCGATCTGCGGAATATGCCATCTACGTTGAAGAGGGTGCCGGACCTCACATGATCTACCCCAACTCAAAGGGGGCATTGTGGTGGGAAGGTCTTGCCCATCCAGTCAACATGGTCAATCACCCTGGCTCCCCAGCTACCCACTTCATGCGTAATGCTCTGTATAAGCAGCGAGGTGACATCTAATGCCCATCTCATACGCTAACTCAGAATTGGTGGCCCGTGCTTGGCTGTTACAACAGCCTGGAATTCCTGCGAATAAAGTAGGCACTACCCTACCTCAGGATTTATCCACCTGGTCCAGCACAGGATTTGTCCAACTTATCGTGACAGGGGGTAGCCCACAGAAATACTTGGGATATCGCATGCCTGTTATCACTGCCCACTGCTGGGCGGTCAGTCCCGATAAGCAGACACCCCCTTGGGGTATGGCTGCGGATCTGGCAGAGGCTATTGAGCGAGCATGTTTTCGCGAAAACGGCCGAGAAAATCTGTCCCTAGGAGTTTCGGGAGCCCCATTGGTTCGTGTCACACAGGCATGGGCCCTTGGAGAGCCTCGAAGGATTCCTTGGGGATTCCCTTCCGGTCAAGGTTCATTCATCGACCCGGGAGAAGCGGCACATTTTGTAGTGGACTTTCAAATAGCATGGGCGGAGTTATAGAAATGTATTGCTTGATTGGCCGAACAACAAACGAACCTTTGTCTTACAGGGGTCGAGTCATCGTTCACGGTGACAAAGCGGAAATGGAATACCTGTTTCCTAACAATCGAGTGGTTAAGTTACCCGCCTTTTATGGTGAGGATCTAACAATACCTCTCACGTTCCATCCGGATATGGATGTTGTTAAATTCCCACTCGCGGAAAACATGGATCAATTCCGCAAATAACCTTTTGAAAGAGGTGAATCACCATGACTGTAACCGTTGGTAATCTTGTGCAGGGACCTGCAACAGTTTATATTGGCGCATTCGGCGCTGCGGAGCCTGCATCTGCGTCAGCTACACCCGCATCAGCCGCTTGGACTGACTTAGGTGGTACCACTGATGGTGCTACTGTCAGCATTAACCAGACCTACAAGGAACTAGAAGTAGACCAGGTTGTCGATATTCCCGGTCGTCGTCTTACTCAGCGTGATATGACTGTTAAGACAAACCTAGCGGAACCTACGTTGCAAAACCTAGCGTACGCACTTAATGACGGTACTTTCGCAACCGGTGCTACAGACAGCACTTACACACCTGCGTTCACCGACTCTGCTACTCAGCCTACCTATCGTGCTCTGCTTCTTTGGGGTTGGGCTCCGGGTGCTGGTGCGGCTAACCAGAGTAAGCGCCGTACAGTAATTCTGCGTCGTGTTCTGTCTTCAGACAACGTCGAGTTCGCCTATAAGAAGGAAGACCAGACTGTATTCTCAGTCACATGGTCTGTTCACTACGTAAGTAGCGTAGTGGCACCGTTCTTCATCATGGATGGAAACTAATCCTGATTAGGTAGATGCCCCACCCGTAGGTGGGGCATTACTTATATGTCCACTGAAATTGTCTGATATACTTAGAGCAATTGTTTTACTACTATTTATGAGGGTGATTTTTCATGTCAGAAGCAGCCGTTGAGAATTCAGGTCCGATCATCGTGAAGTCAACTGGTGAAAAGAAGGACCGTGTGGTTCTCTTCACCATCGATGACCGAGATTTTACCGTTCCAGCTAAGCCCAGCATGCGTGTAGCCATGAAGTTCCTGAATCAGATGAAGAAATCCGATAATGAAATGTACGGGATGCTTCAGCTATTGGAAGATATGTTAGGTGAAGAGCAGTACAACGCTTTCTTGGACTATGAAGAGCTTAGTGACGAACTCATTGGAAAGGTCTCAGAGCAGTGTATTACTCTGGCTCTGGGTAGCACCAAGGAGACCACGGGGAAATGATGGAGAGGGCCTTCGAGGTCTTCTGGATCACCAGTTACATGGATGACATCAGGGCGGATTTCTTTGCCATTTACCACATCATGGACTGGGATTACCTCGATGGCCCTCTGTTTATCTCTCTGGTAGAACGTCTACCTCTTTATGAAGGCGCGTTACAGGCTCGAATCAAGTTGGAGAATAATATGAATGAGGGAACTGATACAGAAACGACAGAATACCGGCCAGGACAGACGATGAGTATGGCCGAAGCCCTTTCGGGGGATGCAGCGTTAATGGCGTTGCAAGATGAATCCCTGCGAAGTGGTGGGGGAGCACTTTTTGAATTTCAAAAAGGCTAATTTTGACTAAATCAGGGAGGTGACACATGCCAAGGGGCTTCCATATTGCGTCCGCATGGGTAGATATCAATGCCGACGCCAAAGATCTTCGCGAACAGGTCAAAAAGGCTGTAGAAGATGCTGTTAAAGGCCAAGATGCCAAGATTAAACTGAATATCGACTCCAAGGGTCTCCGTCGCGAGGTGGAGAATGCTCTTAAGGAAGCAACAAAGGGCGAGAAGCCTCAAGTAGCCATTGGTATCAAGACTACTGGGTTACGCAGAGAAGTCACTAATGCTCTGAAGGAAGCCACAGACGCTCAAAAGCCCAAGGTAAAGCTCGGTATTAATTCCACCGGGCTCCGTGCAGAGGTTCAACGTGCCCTCACCGCTGCTACTAAGGATCAGAAGCCCACAGTTAAACTGGGGATTTCTTCCGTGGGACTTCGTGGAGAAGTTCAGCGTGCCCTAGCAGAGGCCACAGCCGGTCAAGACGGTACTGTTCATGTACGCCTGGCTGTTGACCGAAATGCTCTCAATCGAGCCCTGGCAGATGCCCACCCTACCATTACACCTGATGTGGATATGGCAGGCGCCCGCGCCCGTATGATGGCCGCTATTCGCGGTCTTAACCTTAATGCAGACGTTAATATTAACCCTGATATTGACGCTGCACTTTTCCGTGCCAAAATTCAAGCTGAGGTCGGTCGTATTCGACAGCGTTTATCGGTACCGATTACACCAGATATTAACGTCTCTGAATTTGAGGGTAAGATCCGAGCTGCCGCAGCAACAGTCAGCGGTATGAATACTGACATTCCTGTCGATCTAAACCCTCGTATCAACCAACTCAAGATGCGTGCTGAACTAGCAGCCGCTCTTCGTTCTATTTCGGGAACCCTCCCTATCCATTTGGATTTGAATGTCATCCGTATGGCTGCTGAGGTTAAGGCCGCTGTTACAGCACTTAATGCAATGCCTTTCAACCTTAACTTCCGCACAAAGCTTGATGTGGATACTGCTGCGGCTACGGCCAAGTTGGCTGCTTTCGCTGTACAGGTGAAACTGATTGACGAGTTCCTTGGCCATGGAGTCGCCGGATTCCATTCTTGGGTCGGAGCTGCCATCGCGTTAGGTTCTGTTGTTGCACCCCTATTCGGTAGTATTATTCCTGCCTTGAAATCAGTGGGTACCGCCAGTGCTGCTATGGTCCCTCTTCTTACTATGGCTGCTACTACCATGGCTACCCTCTTCATGGGTCTAAGCCACGTAGGTGCAACTATTGGTGGTATTTTCCAGGCCAGTGTAACCGACGTTAAGCAACTCAAAGACAACCTGGCTCAGCTTTCTCCAAATGCCCGTGCTTTTGCCGACGAGATGCTACGAGTTCAGAATGCTTGGACTACAACCCGTAAGACAGTTCAGGATTCGTTGTTCAAGAATTCTGATGCTGCACTCAGGGACTTTACGAATAACGTTCTACCTACCCTGACCGTAGGTCTCGCAGGCACTGCTATGCAGCTTAACCGTATGGGTACAGGCATGCTAGCTGTCTTCAAGAGTTCTGCCCGTAGTGGCGATCTTGCCAAGGCCTTCGGAGCTATTCAGGTTGCAATGGAACCTTTGGTTCCTATGCCTGGCCAGTTCTTGAACATGCTTATCAAGATGACTATGGCTGCGGGTCCGTTGCTTACTCGTATGACCACATCAATGGAAAACTGGGCTCAGCGCATGACTGAGAAGATGAACTCTGCCTTTACAGCAGGGACTCTTCAGGCTGCCATCAGCAAGGCTGGGGATTCCATTGTCAACTTCTTCAAGCGCATTGCCAACAACCCTGAGTGGGACACCTTCGTCAAGAGGATGTCCGACGCTGGACCACGTATGAGCGAGGCTCTTAGCCACGTAACCGAGGCGATCATCAAGTTAATGAATGCTGCCGCACCATTCGGTACTGCAATCATGGCTATCGTCGATGCATTTGCTCAGGTCATCAAGTGGATTCCTACGGACTTCCTAACCATGTTCCTAACCAAGTTGATGCTTATCAACCTTGCCTTTAAGGCAGCGGCATGGATCATGGGTCTTACGCGTGCCCTAGCGGGCCTGAAGCTGGTTCTTATTGCCCTTAACAGTCAGGGTGCCATGATGGCTATCCTGAATACCAGCAAGGCTCTAAAAGTTCTCGGTGCCTCTGAAGGTGCAATTTCCAAACTTGCTACTACTATTCGATTCTTGGGTAGGACCGCTATTGTTTTGGCTGCTCTCTGGGGTGCCAAGGAACTTATTGACCACTTCGCCGAGTCCAACGTTTCGGCTGCTCCCGATGTGGATAAACTTCAACAGTCTATTATGAGGTTAGTGAAGACTGGCCAGCAGGCCGGTGAATTCAAAAAGGCCTTCGGAGATATTGATGGATTGACCGAAGGTTTCAAGACTCTTGATGCTGGTATCAAGAAAAACATCGGTGGCTGGGAACACCTTATGGGTGGTACCAAGGTTTCTGACTGGACTCGTAAAGTTATTGACAACTTCAAAAACGGTGGCGATTCCATTGAAAGCTGGACTAAGAAGATGGGTAGCCTTGACCAGGCTCTATCTTCGCTTGTGGAAAGTGGCCATGGCGATATTGCTGCTGCTTTCATCGCAAAGGCAGGTATTAGTGCCAAGGATAGTCAAAAGTACCTGACTGGGTACAACAAGTCTGTGGTTGCCGCTAAATTGGCTCAGCAACTGGCTTCCACCACTATGGGTCTCTACGGACAAAAGGCTCTTGAGGTTCAGGCAGCCTTGGATTCTCAGAAGAAT